CGAAAGCACTGGCGCAATTTCATACGACACGTCGGTTTCGAGCAGCCGTCGTGACGACTCAGCGTTTGGAGTACGACCGGTCAATTCGCTGAAGGACCTCGGGCACCAGAGCCGGCCCATTCCTGACGATCAGGACCGGCCCCTGGTCTACACACTCATAGACTGCTTGTGCTATGAAGGTCCTGACGGCCTAGCCCCGTATTCAGGTAGCAACATTGCCATTTGGGCTCCCTGCTACCCCAATTTAGCCGGGCAGGCTGAGAATTCCAACTACTACGCTGAGGACGAGCGCGTGTTCGTCGAGTGTGTGGGCGGCAAGAAGCCAGGCGCAGTTTACAAGCGCCAGATCCCGTGGAACCTTACCGGGAACGACATGACCTACATCGAGAATGAGGACCGCTCCGCGTTTACTGTTTATCGCATCATACGCCATCCTCAGCCCGGCACCCTCAAGCAAGTTGTTTTCTTGGGTGCCGTGCAAACCGTCAACCTTCCTTACGCTGTTGTGGACGACATCACGCTTTGGTCCAAAGGACACCGCCTCGGCGATACCGGCATCAAGCCGCTAGGCCCGTGCGACAACGTCAAGTTGATTCCGAGGGACACCAAGCGGCCATGGACGAAGGACATCCTCATCATGGCCAACGGCACATCCGACGCCCCCACGGTGTCGGTCAAATACAAGGATGACAAGGGCCCCCGCTCGTCCGTCACGATGAGCGAGGGTGTGTACGGTCTTCTCCACTACACACACCATTGTAGCGCGCGCGGGCAAACCATCACGGAAATCACTACCAAGCTCAGATACTACAAGGACGCAGACACGGAACTCTATCTTGCGTCCGTTGCTTGTTATGCCGAGCTCCTCCGTTCCGCCCCCTACTTCGGGCCACTTCCCAATGTGGTCTACTACGACGCTGCGAGCCCCGACGAGGTCCCCGTCGAGGTTCACTCAGCCCAAGCTACCCTCGCCATGCCCCCAATCACGTCGGGGACGAATCCCGGCGTTCTTGCCAAGACCGATGAGGCAATGAAAGTCTACGTCGAGGAGAAAATGGAGGGAGCGAAGAACACGACCACCCCAACGTCCGACTGGGTCAAGATATCCGACTTGAACTTGCGGAACTTCATTACCTGCGTCGGGGTAGAGAGCGGCATCGAGCCCAACTCACTCTACCTCAAAGATTTCGCAGAAGTTGAGGCAACCCGCACCAAGGCCATCCAGAAAGCTCGCGCTGACACTTATGGCGCAGGCCCCGACGAGGAGCAGCTCGGGATGGTCAACCTCAAGGTCGAAGGTCAACACAAGGTCAAGCAGAACGGACCTCGTGGCATCACCATGCAATCCTACCGGCGTGGTGTTGAATCCGGCATGTTGGGGAAACTCCTCACATCACTCGTTGAGGGGTGCTCGTGGTACCTGCCAGGCCGCACGCCCACCGCTATCGCAGAGGCGGTCGCCGCGTGCTACAAGACAGGACTCCACCATGAGCAATTGACGTTGGACCGGTACGGTGACACACTGGGCTCGTACAGCATTGATGCTGACGGCAACTCGCCCAAGGCAGGCACCGTGCGCAACGTCCATGGCATCCGTGAGATCGACTATGTCACCGCGGATGAGAAGCATTGCGAGCACTCCAATCGGATACTGCGCGCTATGATCACCCATTTCGTCGCGAAAGAGGACGTCGACCGTGCGCTTCGTATCTACGAAGAATGCTTCCACATGGAGGTGCGCATCGGGAAGAAGACAAAGTCCAGCGAGTGGAAGAACAGCAGTGGCACCGGCATCACTACTGTACTCAACACCATCGTCTTCGCGGAGCGGGAGCTTGAAACGACTTGCGTCGCGCTGGTATTCGCCGCCATGATTGACAGCGGCAATCCAAACGCACGCCTGACGAACAAGACTTTCCACGAATACATGAACATCGTCCAAAAGTCCCCGCACTACGCTTGTTTCCCCGACCACGGTCGGATGATCCACATGGCGTACAATTGGATCGGCCCGAAGTTCGGGGACGACCAGCTGGACCCCTCAACGCCCTTCGTCAGGACGGACATTTGGGAACGGGCGATGTGTTACGTCGATATGGCAGACGGGTTTGACCGGACCTTTGCAGTCCGCTCGTGCGTGGAGGGAGAACCCACGGAGATGCTGAGCCGCGTCTACCCTAACCCGCTTGCCAGCCTTTGCTCCTACTGCAAAGTGGAGAAGGCCCTCGACAAGCTGACGCTCGCCGTCGGCGGCGACCTGAATAAGTACATCATGAAGTGCCGCGGCTACTGGACAACTGACCGCAACACCCCCGTCGTCGGCGCCTACTTGGAGGCTGCCGCCGCGATGTACAAGTTCAAGCTCTCAGCAATTGACCACAACGATGAGGCCACCATGGCTGCACTCTACGACTCCGATCGTGACTTGTACTTCAAAACGGTCAACGGCCCCTTCCCCTGGGAGGAGGGCGCCTACGAACTGTGCCTCGAGTCCTTCTGCGTCGAATACGACACGACCAGTGGAGAGATGCAAGACTTCATCGATACGCTGCGGCTTCAATCTACTTGGGATGGTATCCAGGAGTGCTGGTTACCCGCGAAACCGGGCTGCATCCCCACGCTGCCCAACCTCGACCCACTCAATGTCACACGCGTCGCACACAGGAGCGGCGCGGTGCGGCTGTGTGACCTCCCATGCAAGATGGAGCCCGTGCCCGAGGAGCCGGA